CATACGAACTAACCGATAGTATTATTCAAAAGGTTTTAAATGAAACTTTTAGACCTCTTGTTGGAGGAGGTGTCGGCTTTACTGCAGGAACATTTATTGGTGATGATGATGATGCAATTAACTATAGTTTAATTGGTGCCGGTATGACATTCGGTGTTGTGTATAACCGTGTTAAAGATGCACCCTATTTACTACAAAATCAAAAAGAAAAAGCTTTTGGTTTAATAAATAATGAAGCTACTAGAGTACTTCATAACTTTTTAAAAGTTAAAGGTTCCGGAACTACAGCAACTAGAGGTGTAAATCACGGTGGCGAAAACGAATGGCTTTCTAGAAACTTATTTCTTATGATGGACGGAAAGAAGAAAAATATTATAGGAGCAGAAGAAAGCACACACTTTTTAGAAGGTTTATTTGGTAGACAAATCTCTGATGTTATACAAAATGCTACAGAAGTAGAACGTGTAGCTTCTGCAAAAATTATAAAACAATTAACGACTATAGATGAGTTAAAAGCAACTGGAAAATATTCAGATGAAAGCTTAGAAAATATAAAAAATTTAATATCTAATACAGATCAGTTTAAAACATTTTTAAATACTAAATATGTAGAGCCGGTTGTTTCTTTTAAGAAAATAGAAAACTACGATTTACCTCAAATATGGAATGATACTTATATTAGAGCTAACAGAAACGAAGCTGAAAATATAATTAAACGTGCACTACAGGCTGAGTTTCCTACTTGGAATAAAACTGCTGAATCTCTTACAGAAAGTTCTAATTTAGATGTTGCAGCCAGAAGGATAGTTAAAAACGAACTTGGTGAAGATACACAAGGAGTATTTGCAAAACCTGTTAGAGGGATAGAAGACGAAGAAATATTTGGTAAATTTGTAGGTATACCACAATTAAAAAATTATCAGAAAGAAAGAGTTTTTAAAAGTTTAGAAGCTAGAAAAATTTTAGAGCCATTATTAGAGCAAGACTTAAAAGTTATTTTAGAAAAGTGGGTTACTAACACAGTTCCCGGAGTAGAGTTTGCAAGAAGATTTGGTGCTAATGGAGAGATTGTTGACTCATTAGCTCGGTCACTTAGAAATAGAAAAAATTTAACTAGTAAAGAAACACAAGAAAAACTTAGATTAATGAAGAACACAGTAGACGCTTACTTTGGTGTTGTTGGGAAATCTTCATCAGATGTGTTTCAAAAAAATGGTTGGAAAGATGGGTTTGCTTTACTAACATTTTTATCTAATACTACTATGTTGCCTAGGGCTTTGATTACTCAGCTAGGTGATTTTTTGCAACCGTTTCAAAATAGCGGAGTAGGACCTACAGTTAAAGCATTAATGAAAACTTGGCAAAAACAAAACCCTGCTGTTTTAGCTGGAGTCGGAGGTAGTCGAAGTAACACTTTAGGAGGAACTGTAAAAAAAGATGTTGAAGGGGTGTTATCTGCAGGAGTTCACCCTAGTACACCATTTCAAGAAAAACTTTCTAATTTAACAAAATTATTTTTTAGATACAATGGAATGGCTCCAGCAACAGATTTAGGTATAAAAATAGCATACAGTGCAGGTATAGACGATTTATTTAGGACTGCTAAAAAAATAGGTAATAAAGAAAAAATAAGCAGAGCAGTACAAAACAAATTAAATTTTTACGGAGTTGATAGAGTAGATGTTATTAAACTTCAAAAGTTTAAAACAGTTGAAGAAGCAATAGAAGAGTCTGATGTTATAGAAGGGCTTATTAATAAAATAGGAAATAAAGCTTCTAGAAGAGATGTTGGTTTACCGGGGATAGGTAACCGTATGATTTTTGCTCAACATAACAACCCAATGATTAAGTCTGCCGGTTTGTTTTTATCTTGGGCACAATATAAAGTAGCTCAAATGAACGGACTAATTAATAGAGTAGAAGACGGAGACTTAAAACTTGCTATTAAAATGTTAGGAACCGTAGGTATTTTTGGAGGTTTGAGAGAGCTGCAAATTATGGCGAGTCCATCACGAGAATATTACGAAGAGAACGAGCCTAAAAATTTTAGTTCTAAATGGATAGCAGAAGCAACAGCACTATCCGGTATAGTAGATTGGAGAATTGAAAAAATAGCCCGTGTGTTTAGTGACTGGGCTGGTTCGGGACACGGGACTGCTACTACAGCTATATCTCCTTTATATTCTTTGTTAGATAGGTGGTATAATAGTCTTGGAAAAACTTCTAGGAATTTTAAAGCTGGAGATTATCAAGGAGCTGCAGTATCAAGTATTAAAACTTTGCCTTTGGGAGCAGAAGCAATTGATTATACTAATAGATTAAACGAAGCAATCACAGGTGAAACGTTGTTAGAAGATGAACCTAATATAAAAAGAAAACAAAAAGGTGTTTCTTTAGTTTCTAGAAAAGACTTTTCAAAAGGAGGACGAGTAGGATACGCAGAAAACGCTGGACTTGTTTCAAAAGATTTCCCTGTGCAGTTTGCTTTGGAGAATCCAGCCGATAGAATAAATGAAATAACAGGATTACCCTACAATCAACCTCTTATAAGGTACGACTAATATGAACATCGAACAATGTAAGGCTGAAATCAAACGACACGAGGGCGAAGTCCTAGAGATTTATATGGATAGTTTAGGCTATAAGACTCTAGGAGTTGGTCATCTATGTCAACCTAATGAACCTGAATATGATTGGGAAGTTGGTACACCTGTACCTCAAACAGTTGTAGATAGGTACTTTACTATAGACTTTGATAAGCATTATGCAGAAGCTATACATGTGTTTGGAGACAAGGAAGCTTTTTATAAACTACCTGAAAAGATACAACATGTGTTAGTCAACATGTGTTTTAACTTAGGCGGTACAAAACTTTCAAAGTTTCGCAAGATGTTACAAGCTTGTAGAGAACACAACTGGAAAGAAATGTCATCTCAAATGCAAGACAGTCGTTGGTTTACTCAAGTAGGTAGACGTAGTATTGAGCTACAGCAGATTGTATTAGACCAAATATAATGTTACTTTACACAGAGAAACAATTAGACAAAGCTTATAGGATAGACTGTAAAGCTCGTACTCTTTGTAATGAAGAGTGGGTTACACGTGAAGACTTTAGACCCCTTTATGAAGACCTTATAGAGTCGTATATGATTGCATACAGTGAAGATTACATACTTGGTGATGATGTACCAGAGTATCTTCTTGATGCTGTAAACGATTTACTTGAATCTACATTAACATTGGAGTAATTATGAAACTTAAAAATATACTAGGAAGTCTTGCCCCAACTTTAGGTGCTGCTATTGGTGGTCCTTTAGGTGGACAAGCAGGTCAAATACTAAGTCAAGTTTTAGGTGTAGCCAACAACCCTAAAACTATTGAACAGGCTATGCAAAATCTTACAGCCGATCAAATGGTAGAGCTAAAGATAGCTGAAAAAGATTTTGAAGAACGTATGGCTGAACTAAACGTAGATGTTTTTGCCTTGGAAACTGAAGACAGACAAGATGCTAGGTCTAAGTTTTCTAAAGACTGGACACCTAGAATTTTAGGTGTCATGACTATTATGGGATTCTTTGGTTACATTGGTATGATAACCTTATACCCTATAGACGATGCTAGTGACGATGTTGTCATGTTAATCATTGGTAGTTTAACTGGTATAGCATCAGCAGTTATTAGTTTCTACTTTGGAAGTTCTAATAAAAAACCACGAGACTAATAAAGTTTAAAAGAGTAGTTCAATAGCTACTTTAAAACATTTAACTCTCTTTGAAAGTAGTTATGTAAGTCTCCCATCTTTGACTTACCGTTCCGGAGAATTGTTTTGATTACGTCTCTCTCATCAAGAGGGAATATCTCATCAACCATATCCTCCGGTAGCATACTAAACTCTGTAACGATTTCATTGTTACGTGTAAGAAGCACTTTAAAACTTACTAAGTTTGCTTCGTTCTTATTAACCATTATCACTCTCCAAGTTTGCAAAGGTTATCTTATCTTGTCTACCACGTAGCCCTGCTTTCATATAAGA